CGTCCGGCAAGTTCGCAAGCATCGACCTGCAGGCCTTCCTGGCTGGCGTTCTGACCAAGGTTTCCAAGTCCCTGGTCAACAACTCCCAGTTCGACATCGTGGGCTTCGTGGTCGACCACATGGCCGAGAACATCGCCCGCTGGCTTGAGAGGGAGCTGCTCATCGGTACCAGCGGCAAGATCGCTGGCCTGTCCACCGCCACCCTGATCAAGGAGACCGCCGCAGCCGCAGCCGTCACCGCTGACGAGCTCATCGATCTGCAGGGCCTTGTCAAGGATGCCTTCCAGGCTAACGCTTGCTGGATCATGGCTCCGTCCACCAGGCAGGCTATCCGCAAGCTGAAGGACGGTGAGGAGAGGTATCTCCTGAACCCGGACTACAGGGATGGCTTCGGCTACACCCTGCTCGGGAAGCCCGTATTTGTTTCCGACAACATGCCTGCCCTGGGTGCTGGCAACAAGGCCATCTACTACGGCGACATGTCCGGTCTGGCCCTGAAGTTCTCCGAGGACATCAACATCGAGATCCTCCGGGAGCGTTTCGCTACTGAGCATGCCATCGGCGTGGTCGGCTATCTCGAGTGCGATGCCAAGATCGAGAATGAGCAGAAGATCGCTGTCCTGGTGGGAAAAGCAGCGTAAGCTTGTCAGCAGATGACGACATAGACGACAGTCACCTATTAGGGAAGACTCTCAGCGACCTGCAAGATGGCATTTCAGTGGATAATGATGGCCGGATCACAGGCACGCTGCACTATGTCGAGGGATATACCGGGTTCTCATCGGATCCGGAGCGACAGTCGGGCTATTTCCTGGCGTTGCATCTGGACAGCGGGAACCTTGGAGCATTCGTCTCTGTTGACCTGGTCGGAAAGACTGGCCAGGAGGATGTGGTGCTCTTTGACAGTGAGGCGATCAATGACGAACAGGGCGGTGCAGTCCTGGACGACAACGGAGAGCCCATTGAGTGCACCAGGCTCGGAGACATCATCGCAATATTCAGGATCACTGACAAGGGCTCACAGGCCATCGAGGCCGTGGCGAGCGACTACGTGACAGAGACCGCCATGACGTATAGCCTGGACGGGCTAGTGCTGGAGGACAGACCATGATCGTAAAAGCAAAAACCAGCTTCTGCGGCATCGTATCGATGGGTCGAGGGGAAGTGGCACACATCGCCGATGGGCCAGTCCTCGAAGATCTGCTCAGAGCGGGCTATGTCGAAGAAGTGAAGAAACCAAAAGAAAAAGAGCCGGAAGTGAAGAAGCCGAGCCAGAAGAAGGTGAAGTCCGGTGAAGGTAAGTGAGATCACGACCAGGGACGTGGCCGAGTTCCTGAGGCTGGATGAGACTGATCCGATATTGGAGCCGATGATGCGATCGGCGAAGCAGTTTATCATCGACTATACCGGGCTGACGGAAGAGGAGCTTGAAGACCACGAGGACTTCTACATCGCTTACATGGTGCTCGTGCAGGACATGTACGACAACAGAGCGATGTACGTGGAGAAGGGTTCCGTCAATCGTGTCATAGAGAGCATCCTCTTCCGGCACAGGCAGAACTTCTTGTGAGGGAGGTGGTCGGATGTATGTCGATCCCGGAGAACTGAATAAGAGGATCCAGATCGTCCAGAAGCTCGACGGGGAAGAGTACGACGATGAGGGCCTGCCCATCAAGGAAGAGCGCATCATCCGGTCATGCTGGGCGAAGGTGACGAACACGAGCGGGTCTGAGCTGATCAAGGCTGGCTCGGAGTTTTCAGAGGCCAAGAAGCGGTTCCTGGTGCGGTACACCTCCACTCCCATCACAACGGCCATGGTAGTGCGATACCGGAGCCGGGAGCCCGTCGCCGAGCTGATGGATGAGAACGGCGAGTCCATCGATGATTCGTCCGGGACGTGGATCCTGACGGATGCCGATGGCGTGTATCAGGACCATGACATCCTGTATGTCAATCCCTATGGAGATAGCCGGGAGTACCTGGAGATCTGGACGAAGCTAGGCCAGAGGGAGGTGTGACGGATGGCAAGGGCGAGGATAAGCGGATTCGAGGACGTGGATAAGTTCCTGGACGAGCTGGGCAATGACAAGAAGCTGGGCATCAAGGCCGTCAAGGCGGCTGCCCCGCATCTGATCAGTGGTGCATCCAAGGCCGTGCGGTCATCGGCTAACCGGGGGTATGCATCCGGAGGCCTGGCACGGTCTTTTGCAGCCACGAAGCCCAAGACTAACCAGCATGGCTCCTACCTCATTGTCAGGCCTGTCGGCAAGGATCCGGAAGGCCATGACTACTATGCGAGGGGTGCATACCTGGAGTTTGGCACGACCTTGAACGGCAAGCCGAAAAATGCGGCACAGCCATGGCGGGATAAAGCGATCAATCTCGGCAGGGAGAAATGCGAGAAGGCCATGGAAGAGGCCGTCTTGTCTGAGGTAGACAAGCTCTGAAAGGAGGGGGCATGGCGGAGTCAATCAACAAGTTGATCGTGGCGGCCCTGGCTCCCTTTGGGCTTCCGGTCGCCGAGAACCTATACCGTGGGAAGAAAGACACGTACTTCGTCTACTACATCACAGACGATGCGGTCGCAGATGCTGGAGATGACACTGCCCAGGCCTACGTGGCCTTTATGCAGATACATTACATCTGCCCCATGGACGAGAAATACACGGACATCAGGCGCAGGATCAGGAAGGCCCTGGTGGATGCCGGATTCACTCCGCCGTCCATCACGGACGTGTCAGACCTCACCAGCCAGGTGGAGTCTGAGCGTGTCAGGCATCTGGTGTTCGAGACAAGCATCGAAAATGAATATGATATGGAGGTTTGAGCATGGCGAAAAAGGGCATTAGATATGCAGTTTTTGCAACAGCCACTATTGCTGCCAATGGCACCATCACCTATGCCAACGGCAAGTATATCTCTCCTGTGGTGGGATTCAATGGGGCGATGAACAAGGCCAGCGGCAAGGACTACGGCGACGACAGGATCGTCGATACCGAGAACTCGGTCACCGGCGGAACGCTCACTGTCGAGCTGAACAACGACGAGGATGACATCTACACCTATCTCCTGGGCCATACCAAGGCCACCGGCGGAGCCAGCAACACCATCACCTACAACATCGATGACGTCGCTCCGAAGGTCGGCGTGGGTGCGCTCGGCAAGTCCGGCGACAAGTGGGTGGCCAAGTGGTACGCCCTGGTGCAGTTCAGCGAGCCGAACGATGATAACTCCACTAAGACCGAAAGCGTCACCTTCCAGCACGTCACCCTCGAGGGCGAGATCCTCATCCCGGAGGATGGCAACTGGAAGGAGCGTGAGGTATTTGATACCGAAGCCGCTGCCAAGAATTGGCTGAACGGGAAGGCGGGGATCTCTGATTGAGCGACCTGAGGCCTGAGGGGGCGGTGCTCCGGTTTGACGGAGTTGACCGTCGCCTGATTTGGGATTACGGAGTGATCGAGAAAGTCCAGGATATCTATGGCGGGCATCCGTTCCTGGCCTTGCAGAGCATCTTCTGGTCAAAGACTCTCCCGGACGGTACAGAGGCCTCCCATTACATGGCAAGGCCTATCATCGATCTCGTCTACATCCTCCTCAACAACGAGGTGGAGAGGGAGAAGTACTTCCAGGGGAAGAGCGAGCTTAAGACCTATACCAGAGGCCAGATAGGCTTTCTGATCGACAGGAACAACGTCAACGATGTCGTCAAGGCACTCATGGATTCCTGGCGGGATTCCGTCGTGACCGATGAGGGCGATGATGATGAGGGCGGAACAAAAAACGCATAGCGGGAGAGCCTCTGGAACCGATGAGGGTCTCCCGTGATGTATATAGAGGCATGGCGCATTTGCATTGCAAAAAGACAGAAATGCTTTTCATGACCCCGAGGGAATTCTACTCCCTCTGGATAGAGTATCTGGAAGAGCACGGGGTCAAGGTTCCGTCGAGAGTAGCGGACATTGATAGCTTGCCATGATAACAGGCAGGTATGCGTAGAGCATACCTGTTTTTTTATTTAGACCGAGAGAGGGGGAGCTATGGCTGCTTCGAAAAAGATAGGGCTTGTGCTTGCCCTGGATAAAGACAAGGAATTCAAGGACGCTCTGCGGGCTTGCAAGAACGAGGTCAAGGCCTACAAGGACAGTGTCAAGGAGCTGGACGATAAGTTCAAGGCCAACGAAGGCACGATGGACGACCTCAAAAAGAAGAACGAGGAGTTGACCAAGAAACAGGAAGCCTACGCCAAGCAGCTGGATGCCGCCAAGGCTGGCCTGGAACGTGCCAACGACACGTACAACAAGCAGGCAGAACGTCTCACTGAGCTGAGGGATAAGCTACAGGAAGCCGAAGAAGCTCAGGAGAAGATGAAGGAAGAGGGCCTGGAGGGCACAGAAGCCTATCAGAAACAGGCCGAAGAAGTCGACAAGCTCCGGGATGCGGTGGCGAAACAGGCCGCCAACGTGGCCACTGCTGAGCAGAACGTCAACTCCTGGACACGGGAGGTCAAGAACGCCGAGAAGGGCCTCGAGCAGTGCAACGAGGACCTGGCCCAGAACGCCAAGGACATGGAGGAGTTCGGGAAGCAGGCCGACAATGCTGGCGATGACATGGAAGAATTCGCCAAGGACGCTCAGGAAGCTGCTGACCAGTCCGGCAAGCTCTCCATCTCCCTCGGCGACATGGTCAGGAACAAGGTCATCGACATGGCCGGGGATGCGCTCCGTGAGCTTGGTCAGAAAGCTGTCGAGGCCGCGAAGTATGTGGTGGAGGTCGGGTCTAGCTTCGAAGCACAGATGAGCAAGGTCGGAGCCATCTCCGGAGCTACCGGGTCGGATATGCAGAGGCTGACCGACAAGGCGAAGCAGATGGGCGCGACCACCAAATTCTCGGCCACTGAATCAGGAGAGGCTCTGGAATACATGGCCATGGCCGGATGGAAGACCAACGACATGGTCAACGGCCTGGAGGGCATCATGTCCCTGGCCGCCGCATCAGGTGAGGACTTGGCTACCACATCCGACATCGTGACCGATGCCCTGACAGCGTTTGGCCACACTGCGGAGGATTCCGGGCGTTTGGCTGACATCATGGCGGCTGCCAGCTCCAATGCCAACACCAACGTGGCCATGATGGGCGAGACGTTCAAATACGCCGCTCCTGTCGCTGGTGCGCTCGGCTACTCCATGGAGGATACTTCCATCGCCATCGGCCTGATGGCTAACGCTGGCATCAAGGCATCACAGGCAGGTACATCCATCCGTGCTGGTCTGACGAATCTGGTCAAGCCCGCCAAACAGGCCGCCGAAGCCATGGACCAATACAAGATTTCCGTGACCGATGATGATGGCCGGATGTACACGTTCCGGGAGATGATGGTCCAGCTCCGTGAGAAGCTGGGTGGATTGGATTCCGCATCCCAGGCAGCTGCGGCGGCAGCCATCTTTGGCAAGAACGCCATGTCGGGCTGGTTGGCCATCATCAATGCCAGCGACTCCGATTTTGAGAAGCTGACCGCAGCCGTGGACGGGTCGAACGGTGCAGCACAGCGGATGGCCGATACCATGCAGGACAACCTGACTGGCAAGGTCACCATCTTGCAGTCAGCCTTGGAAGGCCTGGGCATCGCTGCATACGATTACATCAAGGGTCCGCTGTCGAGCGTGGTCGAAGGCGTGACCAGCATCATCGGTGGGATAACAGACATCCTCCAGCCACAGAAGTCTGCTCTTGAATCGTTCCTGGATGACATCCAGATTGCAAACGACCAGGTACAGAGGTCCATCGACCATGCCAAGGAAACGGTCTCGCAGGGCGAAGCGAACGCCGCAGAGATCGAGGCGTATAAAGGGATGCTCGATGGCATCCTGGACAGCTGCGAGCAGT